CGCGCCTCACTTCGTGTGGACTCAACTCCACACGTCGATGACGACGATATTACCCCCTCCTACAAGATTTTGACATCTCGTAGTGCTGTTGAGTTTGACCCGAAAGCTGGTTCGTGAGCAAGTCTAGACTTCATTTGAACATTACGCACATAATTGTGGTAATAATGCTGCGCATCAAAACCACTGTACATAAGTATTAGGTCATGGTCCAAAGGACCGGCACCTATGAGTTCATCCAAATACTTCTCCAAAGCAATTTGGTGCTCAATGGTGATGCCAAACTTATTCTCGACTAACTGACGAGTATTATATGGGACCTCTCGAATAGGCCCCTTGTAAGCCAGTGCTTCTTTCAGCTCCTGGCGTTCCCAGACACCAACCTGTCCTGGTTTTGCACGTACGCCCTCAGTCAGTCGCAAGGCGTACCGAGCAAGTGACATGAGTATTGGTGCACCATTATACTGGTTGATGACCGAAAGTGCTTTACATTTCAATAATTCCAATTTCCTCCTCTGACAGGACCCGGCATAAGCCCGTGTTGTCCAGCCAAATGTTTGGAGTACTTTAATTGGGTCTGTGATATTGACTCGATCTACTACGTCGAAAATCAAACCGCAGAAGGATGCGGTGGAAATCTCAGAATGGATCTCGATCTTAATGACTAAGCCCAACGCCCGGAAGTCTTCGGTTGTGGGGAAACCGCCTGTCATACTAAACAGACCGTCGTCTCCTTCTACCACACCTGCTACCGAGGTCGAGCCACGTCGTTTCGCGAGAAACAACATGAACATTAGGTTCGAAAACGAATTCCCTAGACTAGTGTTCATTTCCCCCGACATTCTAGTGGCCTCAATGAATGTCTTGAAATATTTATTGTACAGGACGTTATCACCTGCTATCACTTCAGTTATGAGCTTCAACCATTCCTTGCCCCCTGGGAGCTCGGTGGTCATATACTCATACAACTGAAATTCACAGGACATCATTAAGTCCTTAACAAAAAGTGCTTCGAAAGACGAATAATCCGTTGCCATGAATGAGTTGCCGTGCCCCAAACGGGACATTATATAGGCTGGTCTATCGGCGACTGGGATCTTTTTAATAAACCACTCAAGTGCGAAAAGCTCTTTTTCGATCAACTTGAAAATGGGTCCCGTTGCTACCTTAAACTCATCCACGCGGGAATTTATGCCACGTGGATACTTATATTCAGGATAATTTTCATCTTTCAGGAACATTTTAACACAACGATTCTTGAGCAAGCTCATATCGGGATTGGCATCCCACTTCCGGAGGAGTTCCTCTTTCCGTGCTTGTGTATAGTCCGTCTTATCTAGCCATGCTGTAACCGACGTATCGGAATTAGCATCCAGAGGCACAAGGTTCTCAATTAACCATTGTTTAACAAAGCCTCTGAATTCAGCCATCAATTTGGGATCTGCCCGTGGTGGATTAAAGCAAAATCTCTTCGCGGAGCCCGCCTTCATACCCGCTGGATCATTTGTGTCGGGGACTGGCCTCGCCGCACCATTGAGGTGGGGTCCTAGGCTAGCACGCATCACCGGCCTTTCAG